CATATCATGTATCCTTTATTTTAAATATAAATTAGCGGCCCATGTAGGGGCATATCCGAGTTTCTCCATATACTTGTTGTAAGGAGAACTCTCAGTACAAGCCATGAGGTATGAGTCTGTTTGTTGTTTCATGATACTATCTAGTACTGGATTCATCAGCATGGTATCTCGTGCTGATACTTTCTGCGTATGGTTCCATACTGTAACTAAGGGGATACCCCCTAATGACCACCCCCCTACTATGTCATTATCTCGAACTAACATATGGGTGGGGTTTAATAAGGTATGTCCGTCCGCTTTTGCAGCTTGCATGGTTGCTTCGAAATCGTCTTGGTTCTGGATTCGGAGTATCTCAGGTATCATAGTTCTGTCCTCTATTAAATAGGTGGTTAATATAGGTCTTTATATTCCTCCATACTTTACAGTACGGACTATTCGTGTGAATCCATCTATCACACGTTGTTTCTCTTCATGCACTTCTTGTTCGAATTTCTGCAGAGCTGCCATACCCAAATCGGGGTTGTACCATTCTTTACCAGCCATCAGCCACAGTCTTCCTAATGCGCCTATAACAATCGCTGAGTAGTTATCATTAAGCGTAGGCCCATCCATAGCAGGAGTATTAATGGTTGGGTATACTGCTACTCGAGCAGATAAGGAGTTGGAAACACTTTGTGACGGTTTAGGGTATATCGTAAAGGTGTCAGGAGTGAGCCGAGTGAAATATTTGGGAGTACCCGCTGTGTTTCTCCAAGCTGAATCTAACTTATACAACTGCTGCTCAGTCATAGGCTGTAAGGGGGCATCTAAGTAATTAACCCATAATATGTCGCAGATGGCTTTACGATTATTTACATCTATATCGTAGTCCCCTATATTTTTCGCTGAAGGGGATAAATCCAGATCAATACGCCATGACTTTGTATCTTTGAAGAACTCCATTGCAGTCTCTGCAATACGATCCTCAATTACGAAATCTGGACAGAAAGGCACTTCGACCTGTACACGCGATGTTAATGTGCTATAGGGAGTATCTGCCATGATATTACCTTACTGCAGTAGCTGCGTTACGCGGTTCTGCCAGAGTTTCAGCTTGAGCTTTTAATCCTAGAGATTGTGCAAAACTAGCATATGCTGCCATGGCCCGTTGCCCATTCGCTGCGTATTCTGCATCTTTGCTGTACGCTCTGTATAGAATATAGTCTGCTATGACATTGGCATAAATGTCGTCTAGTTCTATTACGGCACTCAAAGTTACTGACGCAGGACTTTTAGAATATATTACTTCTACCGTAGCGGTACCATCACTAGGCGGATATACTAAGAATGACCTAGGGTTCCTGTCATCGAAGATGAAATATTGAACAGTACCGCTGGCAGTAGAGCTATGCCACTCCTGTTTTTGTGCGTCTAGTATTTCTCGATTTATCTGTCGGATTGCACGTTTACTTCCTGTTTTATTCCGTACTATGTCTATCAGTGATATTCCAGCATTGTCTATACTGAAACGTGTTTCGCCTATATCTGGTAATGATAAGTCCTCTGCAACTGAACTTGCATCCGGTTTTAGAAGTACTATTTCACGTTGAGCATCGTTAAGCCACCCTAAAAGCTCATCATCATCCCAACGCACCGCATCGGGGTCCTGTAGGATTATGCGTACTTTACTTATAATATTTTGTGCTGTTACTGTTGCCATCTAACTTTCCTTATAAAAAGTGCCCCTCCCGGAGAAGGGGCGGGTTTTCTACAAGCAGTCTCCCCACCAAGAGACTGCTAAGATAGAACAGTTTTACTCAGTCAAATCGACAGTCATAATACCGTGGTCTTTTAACGTGCCACCTGTACCAGAACCACCTTGTTTGAAGACTGATTTCTTCAAGCCGAAGATTTTAGCTACTGAGATACCAGATTGGTTTTGGTAATCATAAGTATCTTCAACCCAGTTAGGAGCGCCGATATCAGCCATCGCTGCAGCTTGAGCACCGCAGAATAATGCACGACATTGACCCGCTTGGCTGTAAACATGGCGATACTCATGTACCATCACGCCGTCAACTAAATAGCTTGAAGCACCTGCGAATAATGGGTTAGAACCCCCACGTACACCGGCATTACGAACGTTGGCTAAGAAGTCAGTATCTAGTTTCAAAGACTTCATCGCTTGTGGTGTTACGAACATATGATACAACTCGTTACCTTGCTCGCCTTTTACGCCACGTAAGAACTCGTCACGAGCTTTAGCTCTAAGTTCTACGATCATTTTGTAAGAAGCTGTGCCTGTACCTGCTACATCAATAGTAGCTGCTGCTGCTACATCAGCAAAAGTAGATGGCGCGATACTAGTACCGTCCCAAGAAACTGCACGAGTAGGAGCTGTTACATCAGCTGCGAAATCTAAATCACCTAGATTCTGTCCTGATGGGTTAACTGTCCTAGCCACACCATTAGTAGTTTGCGTATATGCAACACCTGATAGTGTTAAGAATGCCATCTGATCCATACGGTCTGCTAGCCAATAAGCTAGTACATCGCGTGAATTTTCACGGAAATTAACAATTGATTTCTGATCAGCCATACGACCCGCAATACGGTTCGCGTTACGGAGTTGGTCAATTTGGATAACCATCTCGAAGCTGTTCATTGCTTCTTCAAAGCCTTCCAATTGAGAATCGCCTACAATACCGTCGCCATTCAGATCTTGTAGTAATGAGATAACAGCTCGAGTACCCTTCTCACTCTTAGTAAGATAGTTTACTTTTTGAACCATTGCGTTGATTCCAGAGCCTGTGAAAGCATCTAGAAAGGAATTGTTGCGGGCGATGCGCCATAAGTCGCGTCCCCATGTTGTTTTTTGCTCGTCAGTTAAGAGCCCAAAATTGGTTGAGCCGGGCGAGACTAGATTAGGATATGCCATTTATATATTTCTCCAAAATAAAAACGTAAGTTAAGGTTCGGTTTCGAGCCGATGTTCGTTAACCCTGTTTTTATCGAGGCTGATCCTCGCCACCTTTTACGCTGGTGTAAGCTAAGTCATTACGTTGACGTGCAATGAGTCCGCTCAGTTATCGTACTGAGAAACGAGGTGTAGGGGTTCAGGGGAAGGACCATCCCCCCTACGAGTGAACTTTGAGGTTCAGATGAATATTACCACTGCTTATATAATGAAGTCAAGCAGTTACATGACATCTCCACGTAATCGCTGTAAAGTAGCAGCAGGTAGGGCATCAAACTCCTCTTGTGATAAGTTGTTTATATCAAGCGTGTTCTCACCCCGAGTTATACTACTGTCTCCCGCTAATGCGGGGGGTTGTTTATTAGCTGCTTGCACCTTCTGTTGAATATCCACTTTTTTAACGGCTTGAACAGGTTCTGCTGTTTTAGTCGTGAATAGCTCAGGATACTGGGCTTTAGTAATATTATATGCCTCAACTAACGCCGAAGACGGATCGTCCCCCGCCGCCATGAACTTATCCCGTAGCCCTAAAGTGTAGTCTGTAACTGTTTTGTTATAGTTCTCATGCTCTGGGTTATATAACGGGTTCTCGGTAGTAATCTGAGTAACAGTCTGGTTAAATCGTACATTAGCCTCGGCTTGCGTAGTCGAAGTCGATGCTAGCTGTTCAGCAGTAAAACGGTGTTGCTCCGCTTCTGCCTTACGTATATCGGAACGGATCTCTAGGGCTTTGTCCTCTTCTCCCGCCCACATAGCTTTAAGGAATTCTTTCTCCTTACTGTCAAAGTCATATTCCGGAGCTTTAACTTCTTCCTGCTTAGTTTGCTGTTGCATGCGTTGGACAGTTTCTTCCAACTGTTTACGACGGGCAATCTCTGCATCAAGTCGCTGTTTAGGAATCTGGATATCATCCGGCTTCTCCTCCTTTACGGGTTCGGGCTCTGCTTCGGCTACGACTTCAGGTTCAGGTTCTGGAGTGGGCTCAGGTTCTGGCTCGGGGGTAGGTTCTTCTTCTACCTCAACTACGATATCACCACGATCTTCTGAGATTTCCTCAGTGTTTTCGATTGTATTTTCTCCGGGTTGTGCCATGGTCTTTCCTTTGGTGGTTAGTGGGTTGTGTTATTGGTGTGGGATCGTGCAGAAATCTTAGCGATTTCTAGTTTATTCATCAATTCTTCACGCTTGGATAATAACTCTGCTTGTAATTTCTGAACATCAAACATCAGATCTTCGCGTTTTGACATCATCTCAGCTTGAAGTTTCTGAACATCAAACTGGTCATCAATAATAATATCCTGTGCTTTAGCTTGGTTGAGCTGCGCTTGAGTCTGTTTATGCATTATATCAGCTTCTAGATTACCTACAGTAGCTTGGAGCTGCTTGATCTCTAGCTGCTGTACCATTTGCTGCATTTGCATCTCTTCTTCAGTCGGTTCACCTTGACCCATCAGTTCACGGACTCGTTTAGCCAGCTCATCTTTCTGAGCTAGGTGGCTATACTCGATAATAGCGTCATCTGGTACTTGAACGCCTGCAGTACGTAGGCTAATGGCTTCTGCAAATTGAGAGTCGTTGAAGGTATCTCTGGACGGTGCTGTGGTAATAGCTACATCATACTCGCCTAGGGTTATGTTATTAACCACCTCCCCTGTCGCTGTCTCCTCATTGATAGTCATAGGCGTTCTGGGTTGATCGGGATTTTGAAAATCAGTTATCTGTATCACTCGTTCCTCAGTATAGAACGACTGTAATAGATTTAAAACTTTCAGGGCCATGATGTGCCTAGTTCTAGCCAGATTATCCAGAGGTACTTGGATTTGTACCTGTCCGCGAGCCTGTTTAGCTTGTATCGCTACGCCAGAGACCTCAGCAGAGTCGAACCCCATCAAAGAATCAGACACACCTGATATCTCTTTGATATTGTTCGCTGCCTTCATACCGATGCGATCCAACCCAGTAGGGATCTGATTCGGTTGAATCTTATCCGGAGGAGTGGAGCCTCGGTTGTAAGTGATAATCAGTCCCGTCTCAGCGCCACGTTCTTCAAGTTCTTCTTCAGTCATATTAGATAGGGAGCCACTCTCAACTACCCAGCCACTATTCGCAGTGGTATTCACAATATGAAGTTCTTGTGAGCTGATCTTGTTGAGTTGTTCCTGTGGGCTGATTAAGTTACGCACAATACCGAACGGTCTGCCCCTACGGAAATATGGGAAGAATGGTATGATCGTGAAATCGTTGTAAATACTCCAATCGTCATGGAGCACTACTTTATCTGCTGTTACCGTCCAACGTACACGCGGGGCCCGCTTCTTTATAATAGATAAGTTTGCCTGACCCGCTAGTAATTGTGCCCGTTTCTCAGACCAGTTATCGGGCACCATTCGCATGTCCCCTGTCTCATTATCGACGAAAAACGTAGTCATCGTGTTCTTGCGGTACTGCCGCTCGATAACTCGAATCGACTTCACACTGGCTTCTTCGTCAGGATCTAATGCAGCTTCATAACCAAAACCTTCAATAGTCTTACCGAAGCGGTTGTCGATTATCTCAATACTATCCTTGCTGTAACGCTGCCCATTAATACCTATGGATTTGAGCCGATCTGCTTTATCCTGCCCATAGGTAAGCTCGATCTCTTCCAGAGAGAGCCAGCGGGTCTCGAAGAATTCGCTCCAGGTTTTAGGATCGTAGTTCTTAGCATCCGGATCTATGAGAATATCTAATGGGTCTTTGTTCTCGATCCTAATCTCACCCTCAACGTGATCGTCGAAATCTATACGAACATCAAAATAGCCACGTTCTTGGATGATACCATCAGCGAAGACCTGTGACTCCAACCAATCCAACTGATTGTTGTCACCAATTTGAATGAATAATTTATTAAGAATCTCTGCGACATCCTGTGTGGCATCACGCTTCGGTAGAAATCGTACATCCCCGCGTTTATTCGCCTGCTCACCCAGCACGGTATTAACCGTAGATAACACAGTGTTAATCGTAAGCGTAGGTCTACCCTCAGCGTTGAGCTTAGCGACATCTTTATCGTCCCATTGTTCGCCACGATAGAAGGCATCACACTTCTTCGCCATAGCAACGTAGTCCAGATGACCGCCATCGCGGGCACGTACATAACGCCGCCACTGCTCGTCAGCTAACAGGCGTTCTTTCTCACTCTGTGCATGTCGTTTATTCTTCGCCATCTTAATATCCTCTAGGAGCGCCTAGTCCGGGAGGTGCCGATCCCCGTTGTTGATCCATGGGCTCATAGGTCGTACACTCACATGTCTGACCGTCCTGCCCGTAGGTTAATTCGATAGCAGGCGCACCACATACCTGATCTTCGTTGTATCTGCAATCTACACAAGCGCAGTTATTCTCTGTAGCCATTGTCGTTGTCCTTTATTTACTGTCGTAAGTATCGTTATTGGAAGGTATTAACCTCCATGGAGCCCAATTAGTTGAAGCCGCACCTGAAGCAATGGCATTAAGAGCTGTGCCAATCTCTCTGGGGGTATCGGGATTTAACCGTTGCCCGCTCTCGCTATACCAATGACCATCATCCATTTGGTGCATGTTGTCAAAAGAATCTAGCTTTCGCTGTTGTTCGGGAGGTATTCGCTCATAAGAACTTAGATCTCGTAGCCCGCCGCGACCTCCCCCTAAGGGACGTACAGCTGGGTTATCTATGTAGGCTTGGGCGTGTCTATTTGGATATTGAGATATCAACTCATCATCTGTCTGATATCCGGGGCGATCCATGGATACTCCTTCCATATTAGCCTTCCAATCTGCAAGCATCTCACCAAATGTTTCGGGTGATCCCGAAAGATTATTTAAAGCCCAGCTCCCGGGCTGATACAGAGTACTACCTAGATATCCAAGTCCTTTAGCAAGGGAGTGGGGGATTCCTGCGCGTTCAGCCTCATTTACAAAATTAGCTGCGCCAATGTGTCCTTTTGCATAGTCGTAGTCTGAGGTTTTATCTGTCAGCCAATCAGCTTGCGTACCACCCTGATAACCTAGATCTCGTAGGCGTTTCTGAATTATTGGGTCGGCGGCTAAGTGTTGTTTATAGAAATCGGGTTTCGCATACTCATTATATAGATACTTCGCACCATCCTTCACACCGTCGGATAACTTACTATAGTAGCTATCCTCGGATGACCATGAATTAGTGTGGTCGAGTATTTTTTGCATAGCCGCCACCTCCCTAGCGCTATGCTCTTCTTTACCGTTTTCTGCCATCTCTGCTCCTAAGCTGTCATCGCGTTCTTCTTACCTTTTCCGAACGCTACTAATTTGTCACGCCAGCTTGGTGGTGGTTTCTCCACTGGAGCTCTGTAAATGTTAAACTCTGCCATCATCAGCCCGATCCATGCCATGGCATCAACCTGATCGTCGTGCACCCCGTTAGGAAAACGGAGCATCTCGTTAATTAGTGAAGTGGTAAACTCAGCGTTCTTAGGGAATAGCACCATACCCTGCTGCATCCGACCCTGAATCGCACGGGCGCGTACCATCTTGTCCCGCTTACCCGGTCTCAGATCCTTGAAGTACGCTTCGAATAAGTTGCGTTCTCGGATACGCTTCTCGAGGAACGGTCCTATCGCCATCTCAATCTGCCCTTTCTCAACCCCGATGATGTCAGGTCGCCACGCTTCGTACACATCGAGCATCTTCTCAACGATGTCGTGCCCGTTCCACCGCCCTCGCTCAACGTGCAATAAGTACAACTTATCCTCAGTACTCACGCCCATGACGACTCCGACGGTGTAATCGTTAGCCTCACGCTGCCCAATCGCCAAGTCCCACGCCGCGTAAATTTTCATCTCCTTACGTGGCGGTTCTTCGGTGTAATACCGTATCATCGAACGTGTGAAGTACTCACCCTCGTCCGCGACCGGGTTCTGCTGGTACAGCGCCGACCAATCGCGCGGGCCTACCGCTGCGCGGATGCGCCTGAGGGACTCCAGGTCATACCGAGCGGCATGCAGCGGTGTGCCTTTCTTACGATGCGGCTCATCTATCTCCGCTATCGCCGGATATTTGATCACCTCCCACTTGTCACCAGACTCCTGCTGCTCGAGCAGCCATCCGGCTAAATCGTCATCGTGCCACCGCGTTAGTATCACCAGCACCCCTCCGCCGGGGGCTAACCGTGTATACGCCGTGGATGTGTACCAATCCTTAACCGACTGCCGACCCGTCTCCGACTCAGCATCCTCTCTGTTCTTAACCGGATCGTCGATCACCAATACGTGGGCACCCTTACCCGTGATCGCACCGCCGACACCTGCCGCAACGTACCCGCCGCCCTTATCAGTGAGCCATGCCTCGGCTGACTGACTGTCCTTATCTAACCGCGTCTCTTTGAAAACCGTTTGGTACGGCTTTTCCCGTAGGACTTGACGCACTTTTCTACTGAAGCTCATCGCCAGCGACCCTGAGTACGAGCATGCGATGAACTCGTGCGTTGGGTTACGCCCGATGTGCCACGCCGGAAAATATGTCGATGCCAGTAGGCTCTTACCATGGCGTGGCGGCATGAACAGCATCAATCTCGGCGACTTTTTATCCGTCACCGCATCTGAGAACTTTTCAAGCCGCTCGCATATGTCCTTATGCACCCAGCCCGCCTGATATTCTGGGAAAAATCGTAGTACGAACGGTAATAACCGTCGTTTGCTCAGCTCACGCCGCGCCAGCTCCTGTTTCGCCAACTCTTTCTTGTTATCGGGGGCCGTAACTGCCGCTTTTTTGTCCAACCGCTTCTTTTCTTTCGCCACAGCCTGCCGCTGAGCGACCCGTCGCACCTGATCCCGCGCTTTAGTCTGCGTTTCTGCCCTTATTTCCTCTGCTTTCTCGGGATTCGCCAACTTATTCTTAATATGGAGCTGTGTGATGTCCGTCGATTTCTTCTGAGCGCAAAAAATACAGACCCCGTCACGCATGAGGGTCTCTTTTTGCTCAGTTTTGCACTTCTTACAGAGCGTCTTCGGTATTGTCATGGGCTAGCGCTTTCTGAGGGTTCTCCGCAGGAGGTAAATGGAAGTCGTCAGCTCCAGCCAACTTAACCAGCTCATCTTCATCCATCCGTTCCAGTTGTTCCACCTTATGCAGGTGTAAGTTCTGCGTCTGCACCTTATCCGGCTCGTACAGTCCGTGCATCTTACCCAACTCTCTCACCGCCGTTATCTCTTCAGTAGCCGTCGCGGACTTTCGATGCGCTTCGAACAACATTAGCGTCAATTGATCACGAGTCACCTTTATATTATCCAGCTCCTCACTCCGCAGGTGTGCTAGCACCGCCTGGATTTTGTCCATCTGCATTAGTTGCGCTGCTGTGGAGGAGGCACTCTTATACCCTGCGCCTCTAGCCGCCTGAGTAGGGGCCATTCCACGCAAAATATACAAAACAAATTGTTCTTGTTGGGCTGTTAACGGAGTTATGGCTGCCCGAGGATAACAGGATTGGAGGTATGCAACGTCGCCTGCAGTTATAGACATAGGTTTCCCATAGTATTTGGGCATAAGCATAGCTTATATCTTGTGGAAAATCAACAGGATAAAATTTTTTAGAAAAAATCTGGGCAGTAGGCGTGTGCCTTGATATGTGGATGTTGACTATTCAACACCACGTCTCCCCGATTCCGTTTTTGGAATCGGGTTTTTCAAAACCAAGAAAGGAGTATTACATTATGAAAACAGTAAACTGGCTATTACAAGCCATCCTTATCATCACCGGTATTACGGTGATATGGTGGCTGGTAACAGCCCTTATCCAATGGTTGTTCGAGGCCGTTGGCATCGAGGGCATTGCCCTCATCGCTGGTACGTCAGCGGTGGGAGTTTACGCAACTCTAGACAAAGAGTCTAGAGAGAACTTTAACAAAGGCATCGCAGATGCCGTTACCGGCTTCGGCGAGGAGGTGAAAGCTAAGAAATAAGTAGTAAGCAAGGATGACCAACGAGCACAAGGATGTGCTCTCTTATTAATAAGCATTACTTATAGTGCTTATTAATAAGGGACTAACTTAATTACAGGATGTATTAGCTAGGAGTAACAAATGAATAAGAAAGAGATATTCTACAGAATAGGATACGCTAAAACTAAGCACGACCCTATTGCAGGGTACGTGCGTGTAGAACGTAGCGAGTGCGAGGAGCTATTGGATCTTCTCTACTATGCGGAAATCCCATTCATCGTCTTTTCCGACGATGGTAAATCCGTCATCACAATGAGTTGATAGACTTCGAGGGAGCACAGCAATGTGCTCTCTTATTAATAAGCGTTGGTCAACAGCGCTTATTAGTAAGAGATTTTGTTTCATGGATGTTTCAAAAGTGTTTCATCTATGTTTCACAAGTGTCTCAAATGACCCTGTACCTAAGACCAGGGTCTCAAAAGTGACTACAGAACAGCATTATCCATCTGTAGTCACCTAACCCCATGTTTTTAAAGGAGAAACATGGCAAAAACAGCCTAAATCACCTGTGACTACAGGTTGGTCTGACTTCCCTATATATACATATACATTTTATGCATATTAGGGGCTTTTTAGCTAAAAACAGCTAAAAGTAGTAGTTATTTTACTATTAAGTTAGATAGATAATCTGTAGTCACCTGTAGTTTAGGCAATTAATCCTTGTGAATCAATGAGTTACACGACTACAGAACAGTCATTAATCTGTAATGCATCTGTAGTCACCTAACACGTTGATTTCTAAGGGTTTTCCACGACTACAGACACAACCTTGTGAACCATCTGTAGTCATTTTCTAATTGTACAATATCTGTACAATTTCGTTCTGTAGTCATCTGTAGTCATGGCTACACTTAAAAAAGGAGTAATTATGGGCATTTTAACTTATGGATTGAAAGTAGCTGAAGTCTGTTATGACTGTGGCGAACGATGGGAGGTATGTTACCTCCAGGGTCCAGAAAAGGATTTCGACCCAGCCAACAAGGATGTCTACTGCGAATGCCCTCATGGGCATCGCGGAGGACATCGTCCTATTGAGGAGGTTAACTTCCCAGTATAAACAGTACTAATAACCCTCACAGGGTGCTACTACCTGTGAGGGTTAACTTTAACCAGTAGCTAATTTAATAGAAGAAAGGAGTACGAGATGGACTATATCATTAGCACCCAGTATATGACCCATACGGGACATAGATGGAAGTTTGATTTCGGTGCGGTATACCGCGTAAAAGGTGGGGATACTAAGGCGAATGTAGTAGCTAAAACGCTACGTTATATAAACGCCAGATTAGGGAGCGCTGAAATAGAGTACCCCGTCCATATTATGACGGATGAAGAGTTCTTTGAACGCTTCGGTAATCTAAGTACTGAATTCCACATAGTGCTAGATTACGAAAAAGACTTAGCTTAATTATAAGCAGCACTAATAATAACCCCCATAGTTGCTACCGCCTATGGGGGTTAGTTGTATCTAGCGGTAGTAAATTATTTTATTAATTAGATAAGGAGTACGAAATGGCTACAGATAATAATAGAGCCGCACTAGCAACAGCAGCTAAACCTGCTGCATCTTCAACTTCAACTGGTGTGAAGTTTAACGTTCAGATCGGTGAACAGGACTGCCAATTTAAGGTTGGTGATCAGTACGAAGACTTGATCGTGGAACCCAATACTGTACATGGAGTGTTGGTGAAGTCAGATTTTGTAGAGGCATGCGTAGGTACAACCTCTAATAC